GTTATGCAACCACAGTTGCCAGCACAGCCAATTACCCCTCAGGGCGCTCCTCCGCCACCTGAGCCAATGCCACCGCAGGGAGCACCAATGCCACAGGAAATCCCTGCTGGTTTACCGCCACAGGCGGCAATGGAAGGCATGCCACCTACTGGTGGAATGCCAATGCCTAGCAATATTCCGCCAGAAATATTGGCACAACTTTTGGCAAGCGGTTCACCGCTTCCAAATACACAGTTACCCCCATCATTGGGATAAAGGTAACGATTAAACCATACCTATAGAGCAACCCATGGAGGACTCACAAGTAATGAGCGATATAAACGACAATGAAGTCTTTGCCGACGAAACCCCAGTTGAAGAACAGGGACAACTTCAGGAAGCACAAGACGTAGTTGAAAACCTCACTCAAGAGGAAATTGACCTACTTCCAGTAGACGAATTTGGTGACAAATATGTTGCCGTAACCGTAAACGGTGAAGAGGTGAAAGTCCCATTGAAAGAGGCGCTTTCTGGATACCAGCGTCAAGCGGACTATACCCGCAAGACACAGGAACTCAGTGAGCAAAGGCGACAGTTTCAGTTCGGTGCTGCTTTGCAGGAAGCCCTGCAAAAAGACCCGAAGGCAACTCTTGACCTGCTTTCACAACACTACGGTGTAGGACAGCAACCTTCCGAAGAGGAAGAACTGTACATGGACCCAGTGGAGAAACAGTACAAGAATTTGGAACAACGTGTTCAAGCCTTTGAACATCAAAAGGCAATGGACGAGTTGGATAGGACCATCCAGTCGCTTCAAAGTAGATACGGTTCGGACTTCAACGCTGATGAAGTTGTAGCCAAGGCTCTCGCCATTGGCTCTTCTGATTTGGAGGCTGTCTACAAAACAATTGCTTTTGACCGGGTTTATGAGGATGCATCTGCTGTCCGCTCTCTTCGTGAGAAGAAAGCGCAAGAGCAGACACAAGTCACTCAGGCGAAACGTCAAGCAGCAGTTGTTAGTGGTGGTTCCTCAGCAAGTAGTGCGGATGTGTCTGCAAAACCAATTACATCATTGCGAGACGCTTTTGAAGCCGCAAAACGGCAGATGAGTGTTTAGCGTTCTAACTAAGGAGAAATCAAATGGCTAACCCAAACTTCGATGCGTTGCTCAGTACAACGCTCGCAAACTATCGTGCACAGTTGACTGACAACGTTTTCAGCGCACGCCCACTCACCTACCACCTGATGGACAAGGGTCGCATTCGTATGCTTAACGGCGGTACGAAGATTGTTGAACCACTCATCTACGGCAAGAACTCAACTGTGGCATCGTACTCAGGTTACGACACCATTTCGTTGACCGCACAAGATGGCATTTCGGCTGCTGAATACGAATGGAAGCAGTACGCTGCATCCATCGCAATCAGCGGTATCGAAGAGGCGAAGAACAACGGCGAACAGGAAATCATCAACCTGTTGGAAGCAAAAATCATGCAGGCTGAAGAGTCAATGCGTGAAGGCTTCAACCAGATGTTCTTCGGTGACGGAACCGGCAACAGCGGAAAGAACTGGAACGGTCTTGGAAACCTCGTTGAGGCTTCAGGAACCGTTGGCGGTATCAACCGTGCAACTGCAGGCAACGAGTACTGGCGTTCGTACGAGGAAAACACCGCAGGTGCTTTGACCCTCGCACAAATGGCAACGGCGTACAACAGCGTGTCTGTTGGTAACGACCACCCAGACATGGTTCTTACAACTCAGACTTTGTTTGAGAAGTACGAAGCATTGTTGCAACCACAACTCCGCTACACGGACACCAAGACTGCAGATGCTGGATTCCAGAACCTGTTGTTCAAGGCTGCTCCTGTAACCTACGATGTGCATGCTCCAGCAGGAACAATGTTCTTCCTGAACAGCAAGTACATCTCACTTGTAGGTCACTCAGGCAAGTGGTTCCAGCAGACAGAGTTCGTACGTCCAGAAAACTTGGATGCACGTTATGCTCTCATCATGTGCTACGGCAACTTGACCTGCCGTAACGCAGCAAAGCAAGGCAAACTTACCGCAAAGACTGCGTAACTAGCCGATAAATTGGGGGGTGTGGCGATTCTGGCCCACCCCCCTTTTATTTATATGTAACAAACTGGGGTAAAAGGGATGATGAAAAACTCTAAACCAGCCCACGCCCTATACGGTGAACCAATTACTGGTTATCGTTTAGCACCAACAGCGACAGCAAAGATTGCTGCACCTTCCGCACCGTATATCGGTCGCAATCGTTGTATAGCCAACGATGACACCTGTGAGGGTCCAAAGGCTAAAGGCACAGATTTCTGTGTAGGTCATTTGCGGTCTCAGGGTGCTGCTAAATGATTACCCTAAATGAGTTGCGTTCTCAGGTCAGAAATATGGCTGACCTTGATGAAACGGATTTGCCTGATTCGGTAATTGACCAGTTTGCCCGTGAGGGTTTCCAGCGCATTTACTCACTTGAGCGTAGGTGGCCGTATCTTCAGAAAAGTTTCACTATGACAACTATTTCTGGTACACGTTCTTACACAATTGAAAACATTGGCGACATACGTGAAGTTATTTCGGTTGTTGATACAAGCACATCTGGGAGTCGTATGACTTTGATTTCATACGACAATGCGGAAGAGATTTGGCTTGGCAATACTGATGTTCCTAGTCGTCCTTATTTCTTTTCTATTTGGGAAGATAAGATTCATTTTTGGCCAAAACCAGATGCCTCTTATCCAATCACAATTCGGGTTTATAGAAACCCAACTTATGATTGGCTGACTTCAGCCGATGAGGAAATTGATTTGGATGAATGGTTCCATGCTTTGCTTCCTTATTTTGTGCTTGCTCGTGTTTATCAGCGTCAGGAAGATGCAGAGTTGTCTGCAATGTATATGCGTTCATTTGAGGAGGGTGTTGGTCTTGCCCGTCGTGACTTGATGAAAGCATCAAGTGCACAACCTGTGATTATGTCTGCTGGTCGCAAGTATCCAACTATGCGTCGCTGGTTGCAGACGCTTGGTGGAACACTTGGACAATGAGCAACGTATCAGTTGAACGCTATGACGACTTTACTGGTGGTCTAAACCTTAGAGCAGACCAATTTCAGTTGGCTCGTAATGAGTCTCCAGATATGTTGAATGTCGAAATTGACCCTCGTGGTGGAATATTCACACGTGGTGCAATGCGTGAAATAAATACAACAGCAATTCCTTTTTTCTCTTCTTGGAATCCACAAAAACTGTATGGTTTTAGTGGGTCAACACCAAATCTTATGTTGACAACAAACAATCGTGTGTTCAAGTCAACTGGTGGCAACTTTACTGTGCTTGAATCTTCTGCTGGTGTTCCTGTCGTACCACAACAAGAACATGGTGCGTGTTTCGCCCAATGGGGAAACACCCTGTACATGTGTATGGGTACTGCTGGTAACGGTGGATTCAAATGGACTTCCAGTGCAACATATGCAACAGCATTGACCGCTTCTGGAACAAACCCGCATGATTGGCAGGCTTATGGTTCTCCAATTGGTGGGAAAATGCCTACTGCTCAACATTTGATTGTTCATGCAAACAAGATGTTTGCAGCATACACAAGTGAGGCTGGTGTAACTTATCCAAACCGTTTGCGTTGGTCGCATGAGGGTTTGCCTGAAGATTGGTTGCAGTCTGACTATATCGATTTTGAGGGTGGTGGTCTTGGTATTACCGGTTTGGCTGTTGTTGCTGGTCAACTACTTGTGTTCAAACCGAACTCTATTTATATTGTTTACGGTTATGAAACAGCAGATTTTCAGGTTGTTCAATTGTCTTCAACTCTTGGTTGTGGTTCTCATGATTGGATTGCAACATCTGAAAATGGTGTTTTCTTTTACTCTCATCCAAATGGTCTTTACTATTACAACGGTACAACCGTTGTAGATTTGTTTGAAAACATTAGACCAGTTTATCCATTGGGATACATTAATGATTCTGTAGCAAGCACAGGTATTTCTGTTTCTTATGTTAACCGTCGTGTGTGGGTGTCTTTACCGTATTCCAAGACGAGCAATGCAACACAGCCTACTATTTCTTTTATTTATGACCCAAGTATTTCTAATGGTAGTTGGATTGCCCATCAGACTGCTGATGGGTATGGACCAATTGGTGGCATTAATTTTACTCCAGGCACAGGAATAACTGGATATTACATGATTCATCCAACTTTGCCACGTGTATTAAAAGTTGATGTTTATGATGAAGAAAAAGATTTGATTAGTGGAACACAACAAAACTTTTCTTCTTACTACAGAACCGGTTGGGTTGATGGTCGTTCATATTCTCAAAAGAAAATGTTTCGTAGACCAGACATTGTTGTAAAGCAAGTTGATACTGAAAGAGTTGTAAACGTAAAGGTTTACCACAACTTTGAAGAGGCTTTGGGTAATGAAAGAAAAGATTTCAACCTTTCCTTAGCATCATCTGCTACTGGTATGAGATGGGGTTCTGGTCAATGGGATGTAGATAGTTGGGGTGTTGTTGCGCAAGGTGCACAAGTTTTGCGTGGTTCAAATCTTGGTTTGGCTCGTTCTGTGCAGTTGCTATTCACTGGTCCAGATGGTTTATCTTGGGGTATTGACAGCATTTCATATAAGTACAATACGAGGAAGGTGACAGGATGAAAGATGATTTGGCTCTTCCATCAATCACAACATTGAAGTCTGTTGATGCTACTGCTATTCGGAATATAGCAAATTATCTTGCTTCTGAAATTATGAAGTTGCGTAGTGAAGTTCAAATTTTGAAACAAGAAAATATTAGCAGAGAAAATATTAGGAAACAGTATACGAAAGGTGGTCGCTAATGGCTTACGACCCTAGTGCATTTGAAGCACGTAGACGTGGTTATTTAGAAAACTTTGCCGCCCAACAAGCAATGAGCGGTTATAAGAATATGTTGTCACAACAAAGAGGTCAACGTGACCTTTCGTTGTGGAAGTCTCAACAGGAAAAACAAACACCTAGATATGTTGCTGGTTTTGGTCGTCGTGGTGTTGCTGGTCCTTCTGTGAGGTCAGGTATTTTTGCTAATGCTATGCAGGAATACGCTAAGGAGCGTATTCGTCAACAGGCTGAACAGGAACGTGCGCTTCAAGAGCAGGGTTATGGTTATGACCTTGAGCAGAAGCAGGCTTTGGCTAGATATAACCAAAACCTTTTGGACCTTGAGGCTGAAAAAGCAAGACAGATTGAAGATGATGCAAGACAGTTACTAGCAATGAGGAGTGGATTCTAATGGGTGCAGATAGAGGTACAGGTCAATATGGTAGTAAAAAATCTACTGGTGTAAAAACTTGGAGTCCTACTGTTGTTGCTACAGCACCAACAAGCACAGTTCCTACTACTGGTGGCGCTGGTTGGGGTGGTAGTGCTGATTATTGGGAACGCATACAAGAGGATTTGATTACTGGTGCCGGTGCACCTTCTGCAAGTGAATCACGAAACACACCTACTTACGATGTTTCGCAATTTACTTTGGGGATTCCGGGTCTTGAGGGTTTAACCGCATCTCAGATTAGTTCTTTGTTCTCTGGTGGTTCTGGAAGCGGAACTTCTGCATCAGATAAGTTGGCTAGTGAGAAATTTGCTTTTGATAAAAACAAATGGAATCAAGAGTTTGCTAACACACTTGCTCAACAGGGTGTTCAAAAGGGTCAGTGGGAACAACAGCAAAAATCAGAAATTGATAGAATCAATTTTGAAAGAAAGAAGCAAGCAGATGCTTTGAACGCCATGTTGAATCGTTATTCAACTGGCGGTTACAGAGAAAATGCTGACAAGTTGCTTGAGTTGCTTACGCAACAGGAGTCAACTGGTCGTTCTGATATTCAAGATATTTATAACAAGGCAATTGGAAATATTGGTGCTGGATACAATGAGGCTGCACGTATTTCTGGTCTTGGTTACACGGGTCTTGAAGACTTTATTAACGCAAATCAAGTTAACCCTTACGCTGATTACAAAGCGCAAATTGGTCAAGTGTCAAACCCGCTTGAGGCTGTGCTTGGTGCTTACGGTGTGTCTTCGCCTGATGTTCAGGCTCAGGTTGCTGCAGAACAGTTTGCTGGTCAGCAGGGTGCTCAGGGCTTCCAGACACTTATTGACATACTTGGCAAGTCGCAACAGCAGTCCAATTTGTCTCGTTTGGCTGAAGCGAAGATGGCTCGCACTTTGGGCGAGGCTGGTCTTGCCGCTCAACGTGCTGGTTATCAGACACAGGCTGAGACGGCTCAGGCTTCCGCTTTGTCCAACCTGTTGAATCAGATTGCTAATAGCAGGTTTGGTGTTGAACAGAGTGTTGGTCAGAACGCTGATGCCCTTGCCAATCTGATTATGCAATATGGCGGTACACCTGGTCAGGATTATGTTTCCCCACAATATTTTGGATACCCATATGGGGGTCAAGTTGGTGACGGTGGTGTGAAACCAGAGGAGATTACCCCAATTGACTTGGAGAATCTGGACTTTAGTGGCATTGGGAACATTTTCTAGTTCCAAGTAACGAAAGAGGTATTAGGTATGTCGGACACTTCGAATACGAACCCGCCAGCAATTCCGAATGCAACACAGTTGATTCTGAAATTGTTGTCCAAGAAGAGTGGTGTCACCATTCCCTCTGACATGCGTGAAAACCTCATCAGGTATCTTTCCGGAACCTATCAGGGTCCTTCAGCAAAAACTGAAGACCAAGTTTATGCCGAGGTTGCTCCAACCTTTATAAAAATTCAAGCATACGAACCTGAGGGTTCGTTGCGTAAGACTATTGCTGGAATGGTTCTTCAGAACATGCCTGAAGCAATGATTCAAGAAAAAGTCCGTGAGATTGGTGCCGCTAATCCAGAGTTGTTGGGAACAAGCACAGATAAAGAGTGGGCGAGTTTTGTCGGTCAACTTGTGACTGAACATGACAAAGCGCAGAACGCTTTGGCTGATGAAGCAACCAAACAGGACTTCTTCCAAAAGCAAGGTCTTCCTTCGGCTAGACAGCAGTACACGCCTGAAGACATTATGAACCTGGCTCCTGAAACTTTTACTAACTTGAGCAAGTTGGCAGAGCAGGGTCGCCCTGCTTTTGATAAGCGTGCTACTGAAATTGATAAGAAACTTGGTCAACCTGTAATGATGCAACTTCCAACCAAGGAAGAGTTGGCTAAACGTTCAGACCGTAGGGATATTTCGAGTTCACAACAAATCAATAAGGAAAGAGTTGCACAATTGACTGCTATGCAGCATGGGTTGACTCCTCAGCAGGTTATGAACCCTGACAGAAAAGACCGTAGGCAGATGAATGCAAATAGTGCATATTTGACTTTGCTTGATGTTGGTCCAAAGAATGCAAGGCTTGTTGATAGCGATGCTGAACTTGGTGCTGGATTTGGTATACCTCGTATGCTTGCTAAGGGTGCTACAGCAATAACACCTATTGGAAAAGGTTTGGATATTGCTAAGGGTCTTGGGAAAGTTTTGTCTTGGTCTCCTGCTAAAGCAGAGAGCGATAAGTTCAAGAAACAAGAAGAACTGAAGAAGAATACTGTTGTTGACCCTATTGCCACAGCAAGAATGCTTGCTGCAGCAAATGCTGCTAAAGACAGAATTAGCAGACAGCAGGGTGGACCAAAGTATTATGAAGATGCTGCCAAGAAACTTATTACGAATATTCAGGCACAGGCTGTTGCTCAGGGTAGAAATCCTTTGATTGACGCTGTACTGCGAGACCTTATTACAAAGAAAGCGATTACAGGTGGCTGACCCTAATGGTTCATTAATTCAGTCTTTGAGAAATATTGGGACACCGCAGGCGGTTGCTCCAAGTTCTCGTTATACCCCATCTGCTAGGGCTAATGCTTTAACTCAACGTTCCATGATTGATGCTCTTCGTGAAGCACCAAATTATTCGGACCAGATTCGTGCTGCTGCTGCAGGTAAATCAACTGACTCTGGTGCACTAGGCACAATTGGGAAGGCTCTGATTGATAACCCGATTAGCAAGGCTGTGCTTGCTCCTCTTACCGTTCTAGACACTGGTCGTCGTGCCGCTGTTTCAACTGCTCGTGAAGCAGTTGATTTGTTTGACTCTGACAAGAATACAACTGCAAGTATTAGTGACTGGTTCAAACAGACGAAGGATACTTCGTATGGTTTTGGTACAGCGTTCCCAATGGAAGGTTGGACTGGTCGATTGGTTGGTCTTGCTGGCGATATCGCTCTTGACCCTTTGACGTATTTGACATTGGGTGGAAGTGTTCCAGCCAAAGCGACCATGCAAGGTGGCATGGCTCTTAGGGCTGCTCTTGGGACTAAAACAATTGCTGGTCGTGGTGGCCGTGAGGCTCTTGCTGGTTTGGCTAGTCGTCTTGGTGGTTCAGCAGAACTTGTAGAACAAATTGGTGCACAGGGTAAGCGTGCTTTGCGTTTAAGCGAAGAGGGTGCTTCTATGGCAAAGAAGATTGGTTTGCCAGAGTCTGGTCTTTATGCTTTTGGTAGCAAAGTTAGGGTTCCGTTTACTGGCCCAATTGCTGATGCAATTGAAACTGGTTTGGTTAAAACTCGTCTTGCGACTGTTAAGAGTGTTCCGGGTGAATGGCTTGTTGAAAACTTTATGCCAAAGGGAACATCTGCTCAACGTGACTTGAAGATGTTGCGCTCCAACTTGGCTCGTGGAACGAGCAAGTCTCCGCTTGAAGCAAAGTTTGCTGCAGAGATTCTTACGTTTGATAACGCTGCTCGTGCAGTCACAGCCGAGGCAAATATCGCTTACAAGCAGATGATTCAGCCTTTGCTGAATGACCCTGATATTGTTGCTAACAAGAACAGCATTTTTAAGTTTCTTGACACTCCACAGTCGGAATGGGGTCGTGCACTTACCGATTCAGAACAACGTGCATACAACAAACTAAAGAATCAGTTTCAGCAGTTCCACACACAGGTGGAACAGCGTTTGCAGTTTGTTGACCCTAACTTCAAGTTAGGAAAGATTGAAGACTACTTCCCTCATGTCATGACAGATGAGGCTCGTCAGTTTATTTCAAACAACAACTCTGCTCGTGTTGAAGAGATTCGTCAGTATCTGAAGATTAACATGGCTGACCCTGGTTCTTCTTTCAAGTCACGAAACATTGGCAAAGGAAAGATTTGGTTTGGTGTTGAGTTAACAGATAAAGATGTTGCTGGTGGTCTTGCAAGATTGAATCAGATTGCAAACGAGAATGGTTTTGTTGGCAAGTTCTTTGAAACAGATATTGACAAAGTGTTGGCTAGATATGGTTCGCATTACGCAGAACAGTTTGGCACCGCAGAGTTCATGCTCAAATCGCTTGAGTCTGGAATGTTGGCTAGGGCTAAACAAGTTGCTGTATACAACAAGGACTGGGAAAAGGGAATCAACGACACCCTGAGGATTGCTAAGCGTGAGGTAAACAACAACAACCTAAATCTTCGTAATGCATCTTCCAAACTAATTGCTTCAGTAAACGCACACTTTGATGCATTGCTAAAACAGACTGGTGTTGTTGGTGGTGAACTAAAAGCAGCGAAAGAAGCAGGCAAGGGAATACTTAGTGTTTCTGATGCTCGTTTGGCTGTTGACAATGCAAAACAGGCTGTGCTTGAGGCTACAGCAAAGTCTAAGGCTTCTTTCAACGAGTTCGTGAAACTCGTTGGGGAAAACGACCTTGTTGTTCAGAACTTGCGTGCAATGATTGACGACACAGACACAGCGATGAAATCGATGTTGAAAGAAATAGAAGACCTCAACATTGAGATTGCTATTCGTGGTGACATTCTCGACCCAAACAAGAAGTTCCTTTATGAAGGTCGTGAACTAACTTTTGACCAAATGAAGAAAATGATTGAGGGCAAGGTTGCTAAGGCTTCAAGAAAACTTGAAGACTTTGAGGGTGCTTATGAAAATGTAATCAAGAACCATGACCTAATCAGCGACGTGCTTTCATCAAAGTTAACACCTACTACTGGTACTGGTGTTGCTGAATACGACAAAGTTGTTGACCTTGTTCGCAACTATAATGTTCGAGCAAAGAAAACACCGGGTGCTCGTTGGGGCCGTGGTCAAGGTGCACTTGGAACCAAGAACATTGAAACAGCATTGTCTGATAAAAATGTTCAGAATCTAATCAATCGTCTTGACCCAGAAAGAACTATCTCATCAAAGACACTGAACGAGATTGGTCTTGAGGACAGAACTGTAACAAAGACTGTTACTCAAGGTAAGAAGGTTGAGAGAATTGAAACCATTGTTAATGGTGAAAAAGTTGTAACTCAAAAGGTTTTGAATAAGGGAACCAAGGTAAAAGTTACTGAAGTTATTCCGGGTATTCGCACACGTTTGTCACGTGGTGCGACAACCGCTGACAACTTGACTGAACTTCGTGAAGCGGGAATGTGGCTGCTTGCTCGTGACTTGATTGAAAGTC